AATGCCAGTCCGAAAATCTCTCTCTGGTGGTGATTATGTAGAAACCATACCTAAAAAGACTTATCAAGGTAGGGGGAAACACACCAAATACTCAGCAACAAGTGCCAATAAACCTAAGAAAAGGTATAGAGGACAAGGAAGATAAGCAAAGAGACCTAAGGGTCTCTTTTTTTATGATAAATAACTTATATTTAACGTTATTTCATGCCTGTAGAAAGGATTAGTAAGGGATTTAAGGACATTAGCATGTCTCTTGAGGTAAATCCCATCAATAATGACATTATTGGGGTCAAAAATGACACTGCTATTTCACGTTCTATTAGAAATTTAGTATTAACTACCCCTGGAGAGCGATTTTTTAATGAAAATTTAGGGTCAAAAGTAAGTGAAGTCTTATTTGATACTATAGATGAGATATCTGCCTCTGTAATTAGGGATGAAATTGAATCTACTATCCTTAGATTTGAGCCTAGAGTGAAATTAACAGACGTTAAAGTCAATCCTGACTTCGATAATAACTCTTTTGATGTTACTATTACCTATGATATCATAGGAATTGAAGCTCTTCCTCAACAATTAAACTTTGCACTACAGCCTACAAGATAAATGGCACTAGTAAACTTTACAGATTTAGATTTCGATCAAATAAAATCATCTTTGGTGGATTATTTGAGAGAAAATTCTAATTTTACTGACTATGATTTTGAAGGATCTAATCTTTCTAACATAATTGATGTATTAGCATACAATACTTACATCAGTTCCTACAATGCTAACATGATTAGCAATGAGGTTTTCATAGATAGTGCTACTTTGAGGGAAAATGTAGTATCATTAGCAAGAAATATTGGTTATACTCCTAGATCAAGGACTGCTGCAAAGGCAATAATTTCATTTTTTGTAGATACAACTGGTTTTGCTACTAAACCTGTCACTCTAACCCTTAAAAAAGGCATTGTAACCACTTCTTCATCAGTATTTGGGTCAGAAAGTTATAGTTTTTCCATTCCAAGTGATGTTACAGTGCCTGTAGTTGATGGAATTGCTACTTTTAACAACGTTACAATTTATGAAGGGACATTTTTAACCTCAAATTTCACTGTTTCCTCAGAAACACCTGCTCCGCCATCAAGATATACCCTAGATAATGCAAATATTGACACTTCTACTCTAGAAGTAACTATAAGAGAGACTCAATCTAGCACTTCTTCTAAAAAATACGTATTTTCTGATACTTTAATAGAAGTTACTTCATCTTCAAGGGTATATTTCCTTCAAGAAATAGAAAATCAGAGATATGAGCTCATTTTTGGTGATGGAGTCTTTGGAGAGAAGTTAAAAGCACTGAATTATATTGAAGTTTCTTATATTACTAGTAGTGGAGAAGAAGGAAATGGAATTTCTTCCTTTACTTTTAATGGAAGAATAGTTGATAACAATAATAACCTTGTAAGTAGAGGAATTTCTATACTTTCCACTGTAAGTGAGTCTGTTGGAGGTAAAGAAATTGAATCTGTAGAATCAATTAAGAAATATTCACCTAAAATATACTCAGCATACAATAGAGCAGTTACTGCAGGGGATTATGAGGCATTAATTCCTAAAATTTATGCTGAAACTGAATCTGTATCAGTTTTTGGAGGTGAAGAATTAGATCCTCCTCAATACGGAAAGGTTTTTATTACAATTAAGCCTTTTTATGGTCCTTATGTCCCAGATTCTATTAAAAATAACCTTAATGAGAAGTTAAGAAAGTATTCTGTTGCTGGAATAGTAACTGAAATCCTAGATTTGAAATATTTGTATGTTGAAGCACATATTAATGCTTACTATAACCCTAATTTAGCACCTAGCTCAGATGCTGTTAAAACAACAATTTCTAACAACATTAATTCTTATGCAGATTCTTCAGAAATGAATAAATATGGTGCGAAATTCAAATTTAGTAAATTTCAGACAGTTGTGGATAATAGTAATTCTGCTATTACTTCCAATATTACTAAAATTGAAATAAGAAGAGATATGATGCCATCATTAAATCAAAATGCTGAATATGAGCTTTGTTTTGGCAATCCTTTTTATGTAAAAGATATTAATGGATATAATATTAAATCTTCTGGATTTACTGTTTCAGGAATGGCAGATACTGTTTATTTGAGTGATATTCCTAACCAAGATATGAAAACAGGAACATTAATCTTGTTTACGTTATTATCTAGGAATAATCCAGTAATTGTTTCTACTAATGTAGGTACTGTTGATTATGAAAGAGCTGAAATTCTACTTAAACCTATTAATATCACAGGTACTACTAAAACTGTCCAAGAAATACCAATTATTGAAGTTTCTGCTTGCCCTAGATCTAATGATATTATTGGATTGCAAGATCTTTATTTACAATTAGATATTAATAATAGTACAATAGATATGGTATCTGATGCTGTTGTTTCTGGAGAGAGTACTTCAGGAACTCTTTATACAGCAACTTCTAGTTATATGGAAGGTGATTTAGCTAGATTAAGTGAGGCAGAAGCCTTAAATACTACCCTTACTTCCTCAGATACATATGTATTAGGGTCTCCAACTACACAAACATATTAACCTTCCCTCTTAAGGATAAATGTCAGAAAATACAAGAGTCAAAATTAGTTCAGTTGTTAAAAATCAACTGCCAGATTTCGTAAGAGCGGATTTTCCTCTTGCTGGTGAATTTTTAGCACAATATTATACTTCCTTGGAAGGTCAAGGGTCTACTTTAGATGTTTTACAGAATATTGACAAATATGTTAAAATTGATGAATTAGCAGATCTTGTAGATTCTACATCTTTATCTACTAATGTTGGAATTGCTGATAATGTAATTTCTGTAGATTCTACTACTGGATTTCCAGATTCTTATGGTTTATTAGAAATAGATTCTGAAATTATTACATATACTGGTATTACTACTAATTCATTTACTGGATGTTCTAGAGGATTTAGTGGTATTACTTCATACAGAAGTCCTAATAAACCAGATGAACTTCTTTTCTCCAAATCAGGTATTTCAACACATTCTTCTGGAAGTGTAGTTAATAATTTAAGTATCAGATTTTTACAAGAATTTTTTAAGAAGGTAAAAAAACAAATTACTCCTGGTTTTGAAGAAAGAGATATATCTGCAAATGTCAATGATAGATTATTTGTTAAACAAGCAAAGGATTTTTATTCTTCTAAAGGAACTAATCAATCTTTTGAAATTTTATTTAGAGCTTTATATGGTAAAGATGTAGAAATAATTAAACCAAGGGATTTTCTTTTTATACCTTCTAGTGCTAATTTTAAAATTTCTAATCAAATTGTAGTAGAAGCTATTGAAGGAAATCCTAGTGATCTTATTAATAGAAACTTATTTCAAGATTCTATCTATGATATCCCAAAAGCTAATGGTGCTATTAGTGACGTAGAAAAAATAGTAAGAGGAAATAATGAATATTATAGGATTAGTTTGGACTATGATCAATCATTATCTCAAGTCACTGGAGAATTCTCTATACACCCTAATACTAAAATAATAGATTCTGTATCTATAGGTTCTACAGTTTTAACAGTTGATTCTACTGTTGGTTTTGGATCAACAGGAACATTAATTGCAAAATTTGCAGACGATACTTTTAATACTATAAAATATACTTCAAAATCTTTAAATCAATTTTATGGATGTTCTGGAGTTGATAATAATCTTTCTCCTGCTCAAAATTTAAGATTAGATACTTATGCTTATGGATATTCTGGAGTAGGAACTGCTAATGTAGTAAAAGTTAGAGTAACTGGTGTTTTAAATAATTTAACTCCAGAATTTGATGCTACTTATTATAATGAAGATGGTAGTATTATTGAACCAAAAGGTTTAGGTTTAATTTCTAAGAGTGAAGTAACAAAAAATCTATTTCCTAATGTTTCTACTACTTATAATGTAGAATCTATAGAATTAATTGATAAATCTAACTTTACATATAAATTAAATCTTTATGATAATCATAATTTTCAATCTGGAGATGATGCTTTAATTAATGGTATTTCTTGTTCTATTATTTCTTTGGTTAGCTCTAAAGAATTTTTAATTAAAGGATCTGGAGAGTTAAATCCTAATATATCTTATAGAATTCAAAGATTATTAACTAAAGCCAATTTAAGTAATTATCCTCAAGCTAATATTTACACTACAAATATACAAAACTCTTATTTAGATGGAGATGATGTATATATTTCTTCTCCTTCTCTTCCTAGTTATTTTAATGATGCTTTAGATATTAGAGAAACTGATATTACATTTTCTGGTTCTTTTGACGAGAGTACCGAGATAGTTGTTCCTAATCATGGATTAATAACTGGAGAAAGTATAGTATACGTAGCTGGGGAAGGTGATAATAAGTTAGATATTTCAGAATCAGAATATTTTGTCAAAAAGGTAGATATTGATACTTTTAAAATTTCTAAAAGTAGTTCAAATATTTCAAATGAAATATATGTTTCTTTTTCAGGAACTGTCACTAACAATAAATTTGAATTAACTTCTTTTGCTCAAAAATCTATACAATCTCAAAAATTAATAAGAAAGATTCAAGCACCAGTTTCTGCTCTTATTAACGAATCAACTCCTTATGGAAAAATTGGTATTTTGGTTAATGGAGTTGAAATAGAAAATTATAAGTCTAATGATGCTGTTTATTATGGACCTATTGAGAAAATTTCAGTAACTAATGGTGGTGATAATTATGACGTTATAAATCCTCCTATTTTATCAATTACAGATGGGGTAGGTACTGGTGTATCTGCTTATTGTGAAGTGCAAGGGGCTGTAGAAAGAATAGATGTTATAGATGGGGGATTTGATTATATTACTAAACCTACTTTAAAAATAACTGGAGGAAATGGTAGTGGATGTATTGCAGATGTTAATTTAATTTTAAAAGAGCATTCTTTAACATTTAATTCTAATGAAACTGGAGGATATGTAAATCTTACTAATAATACTATTGGATTCTCAACATACCATAAATTTAGAGATGGTGAGCTTGTAACTTATATTACAGACAAACAAACTGCTATAGCAGGACTTTCTACTGATTCTCCATATTATTGTGCTATTAAAGATGCATCTACAGTTTCCTTACATACTAATTATCAAGATGCTATTGCTGGAATTGATAGTATTGGTCTTACTGGATATGGAGCAGGTATTCAAGAATTAAAATGTGCTAATAAAAAAAGAGTAATAGGTTCTGTAAGTATTGGAAGTTCTGGTTCTGGTTATACTAATAGACTGACTTCTGTTACATCTTCAGGAATTAATACTTCCCTTAATACTATTAACATTCCTGATCATGGATATAAAACTGGAGAATTGATAAGATATGATAATAAGACTACTCCTATAATTGGACTTACTACTTTAACAGATTATTATGTAACATCTATAAATGGAGGTTCTTTTAAATTATCTGCTGTTGGAGTAGGATCTACTCCAGCTAATTTTTATATGAAGAATAAAAATTATGTTAATTTGCTTTCTGGTGGTGCAGGAATTAATGAATTTAATTATACCCCAATTTCTGTATCAGTAATTGGTAATATAGGAGTCTCTACTCTTTCTGGACAAAATTTTGAAGCATCTTTAAGACCTGTAGTAAGGGGTTCTATTAAGTCTGTATATATTGCTAATAAAGGAGTTGGTTATGGATCTTCAGATATAATTAATTATAATAGACAACCATCATTTACAGCAAAGAGTGGTAAAAATGCTCAATTAATTCCAATAATAGGTATTGATGGTAAATTGCAAGAAGTTATAATATTAAACTCAGGATCTGAATATAATTCTCCTCCAGATTTAAAATTAGTAGGACCTGGTAAGGGAACTAATATTATTCCTATATTAAAGGGAGGATCAATAGATTCCGTTAAAATAGTTAATAGTGGTGTTGGTCACACTTCAACAGACGCTAGTATAACAGTAACTTCTAATGGAGATGGGGCTGATTTTTATTCTAACCCTAAAACATGGACTATTAATAAGGTAGAGAAATTAATTCAAAATGATCAAATTACAACTGATGATGGAATTGTAAGTAAGGGATTAAATGAAGATTTTGGTCTTCAATATTCTCATTTATATGCTCCTAGAAAATTAAGACAATCTGTTTATGTCAAAAAATTTATAGGAGATAAAGAAGTTTTTGTTCCTGACTTATCTCTTGAGCAAGATATTGAACAAGTATCTGTCACCCATTCACCTATAATAGGATGGGCTTATGATGGAGCTCCAATTTATGGTCCTTATGGATATACAACTAACTCAGGTGGACCTATTAAAATTCTTGAATCAGGATATTCTCCATCAATATCTAGTGAGAGACCTAACCCTCTCACATCTAATGGAGAGATGATATATTCTGAAGGATTTTTTGTAGAAGATTATACATATTCTTCTGATAAGGATTTAGATGAGCATAATGGTAGGTTCTGCAAAACTCCAGAATATCCTAATGGAGTTTATGCATATTTTTCACTTATTAATCCTACTATAAATGATGATGAAGGTGCATTTAAAAATTATAGAAAACCACAATTTCCATATTTCATAGGTAATTCTTATAAGCATCAATCTATAGATTATAATTTTGATTATAGATCAAATCAGGATTTAGTAGATCTTAATGAAACTAATTTGGTTAGAAATACTAGTCCTTATAATTTCCTTCTTACTGATACTAGTTATGATTTTGTGGTAGATCCTAGTGATATTCATCGTCAAATAACTTATATTGAGAATACTACTTCTGGTCCATTAGAATCTATAGGAATTAGTACTGGAGGATCTGGATATAAGGTAGGGGATGAGATAGTTTTTGATGATCTTGGTTCTAGTGGTTATGGAGCTAAAGCTTCAATTGAAATGATTGAAGGAAAAACTATAAGTCAAGTTAGTGTTGCTTATACTGAACATTCTAATGTTGAATTTATACTTGGAAGAAATGATGGAGAATTTGTTGGTTATACTACAAATCCTCATAATTTTTATACAAATGAATCATTATATATTTCTGGATTAAGTACTTCTGGAATTCCAAATAATACTGTAATAAATGTTGGAATAACTACAGATACTTTTAAATTAAATACCGCTATAAGTGCTTCTTCTGCTACTGGTATTATAACCTATTTTAATTTGGATGGATATGTCAGATTTCCATATTTAATAGAAAATGATATTTTAGGTATAGGTACTGAAAAAGTAAAAGTATTAAATGTAGATAATGATTTATCTAGAGTTAGAGTATTAAGAGAATACAGTTCTACTGTAGGTACATCTCATACAGCAGGTAGTCTTATTTCTCAAGATCCAAGGAAATTTACTTTTTATGCTTCATCTAAATTAGAAAATAGTAATATACATTTAAATAAAGAATTATATTTTAATCCTTCAGAATCTATAGGTTTAGGAACTATTTCTGCAGTGGGCATTGGATCTACTTTAGTATTTTCTAATCCAGGAACAGGAATAAGTGAAATATTTGTTCCTACTAAATCACTTTATTTTAAAAATCATGGATTGAAAACTGGAGATGCATTAACTTATAGCACTAATACAGGAGCTGGAATATCTGTTTCAACTGATGGTATAGATGGATTTACTCTTACTCAAGGACAAACACTATATGCAGCAAAATTAACAAATGATTTAATTGGAATTGCTACTGCTAGAGTTGGTTTAGGATCTACAGGTACTTTTGTAGGAATTAATAGTACCACTACAGCTTCTACTTTATATTTTATTGGTGTAGGAACTAATACATATCATAGCCTCAAAACCAATTATACTGATAGATTAACAGGGTCTTTGAATAGATCTTTAGTAACAGTATCTACAGCATCCACTCATGGACTTAAAGCTGATGATGTAGTTGAGATATTAGTACAACCAGGAATAACAACAACTATTAAAGTTGCTTATAATGATTATAATAGAAGATTGGTAATTGACCCCAGAACTTTTGCATCTGGAGATGTTAGTGTATCTAATAATACTATTACTATTGCTAGACATGGATATGAGGATGGTCAAAAAGTTATTCATACTGCAGATAGTCCTTCTGGTGGATTAGTAGATAATAGAATGTATTATGCATCTATAATAGACTCTAATACTATTAAATTATCTTCTACTTATTATGATGCAATAAATTTAAATCCAAAAACAATTAATATAACTAGTGCTTCTGCTGGTACTATTTCACCTATTAATCCTCCTGTTTTATCAGAAAAGAATTTGAAAATATATTTTGATCTTTCTGACTCTTCATTATCTGTTACTAATAATGAAGTTTCTTATAGTGCATTTGATTTCAATTTATATGAAGATCCTAGACTTAATAATTTCTTTTATACTTCAGGAGAAACTGATGATTTTAATGTTGTTAAATCTGGTAGAATTGGTATAGATACAAATGCTAATCTTACAGTTAAGAATACTTCTGAAATAGATCAAGTATTATATTATAATTTAATGCCAATTAATGAAGATTTGAGTACAGATGCTAAATTAGGAATTGTTAGAGATGTTGAAAATATTAATAATAGTAATGCTATAGAATTAGAAAATAATTCTATAACAGGCTCTCAAGCAGTAGTAGGAGTAGCATCTACTACATTCTCCTTTGCAATACCTAGAGTTCCTCCTAAATTAGAATACGTTTCTTCTGATGGTGATTTTTCTTATATAACAGATTCTAAGAATATTGATGGTCCTATAGCTTCTATTAAGTTAGAAAATACTGGATTTGAATATAGAACTTTACCTGGAATTAGTACTGTTATAACTGATAACGGGAAAAATGCAATTTTAGAAACAAAGGGACGTGATATTGGTAAAATAAGTAAGATTAAAATTCAAGATATTGGATTTGATTATCCTGTAGACAACACCCTTAGACCAGAATCTAATATTCCTCAATTAATAAAGTTAGATTTACTTTCTTCTTTAGATAAGATAGGAATTACTTCTACTGGTAAAAATTATGTAAATGCTCCTACTTTAGTACTTTTAGATGGATTAACTAAAAAAGAAGTTAAAGATGTAAAATTAGATTATAATTTAGGAGATACAGAAGTTACTATTCTACAGAATGTTAAAACTTTAAATAACGTTATTCCTACTATAATTCCTGTAGATAATCCTAATGGATTTACAATTAATAATTTAGATTATAATAGTGGAACTCAAGATGTGACAGTTACTATTGGGGCTAGTTTTAGTGATGCTGCAGATTACCCATTCGAAGTTGGAAAGAAAGTATTAATTGAAGGAGTTAGTGTTGGGTTAGGAAGTACTGGAAAGGGTTATAACAGTAAAAATTATGATTATAGTTTATTTGAAATAAAAGCAACTGATCCTAATATTGGAGGAACTTTAGGAACTGTAAGATATGGTTTATCTGGTGTAATACCAGAAGGAGAAATTCCAGGAACTTTTCAATCTTCTTTATCTTCTCCTAAAATTATAGCAGAAGTGGATTTCCCAATTTTTGATATTTCTTTAAAAGTAGATGAATTTGAAAAGGGAGAAGATGTAGTTTCTGGATCTAAAAGAGGATCTCTTCAATCTTGGAATAATTCTTATGGATATTTAAGAGTATCTTCTGTTCAAGATTTGGATGTGGGAGAATTGTTTGTTGGAGAATCTTCTGGTACTAGAGGAACTATTACTGAGGTTTTAGTTGATAATTCTTTATATGATGTAGGAGCTTCATGTAAAGTTGAAGAAGGTTTTAAAAATGATACTGGATTTTTAAATAATGATTTACAAAGAATTTTTGATAGTGATTATTATCAATATTTCTCATATTCCATTAAATCAGAAGTTCAATATGAGAAATGGAAAGAAGCAGTATCTTCTTTAAATCATACTGCAGGATTTAAAAAATTTAGTGATTTAATAGTTAAAAATGAAACAGATATTGGTATTAGTACCGTTCAAAATGAAACTAAGTTTGAAGTTATTAGTGATTTAATTTCCATTATGGATATTAATACTGTATTTGATTTTGACCTTGTAAGAGAAAAAACTTTAACTATAGACTCACAAGTAATATCAGATGAAATAGTTTTTGATTCTAGAATTTTACAAGATTATAGTGAATCTATAGGTAATAGAGTATTAACCATCGATGATATTAGTGGAGACTTTAATGATAATGCTAGAACAGATGCTTTTATGTCTGTTGATACTTTTACATTAGCAAGTGTAAGGTATAGAAAGTATATTACCTTTATTAGAGATAAGAGATATACTAAAGAAAGACAAATACTATTAGTATCTGCTCTTCATGATGATACTGGTAACATCTTCTTAAATCAGTATGGTAGAGTTGAAACTAATACTGACCTTGGCGAATTTGGTGGGGATTTAGGTTCCTATGATATGGATGTATCTGGTGATGATGGAAGACTCTTATTCTATCCTAAGAAATTTAAATATAACAATTATGATGTATCTAATGTAGCATTTAATATTTCTGATAGTGTTGCTGGTGTAGGGTCTACTGGATTGGGTGGAATTGTAAATGTTGTTAGTAGCACTACAACTATACCTTTAGGAATTACTACACAACACAATATTGTATCTTTTGCCACTACTTATAGAGGATCTAAGGTATTAGTATCTTATGCTGCTAGCGATGCTTCATATTGGGAGCATGATGAGATAACTTTGGTTCATGATGGAAGTGAAGTAGATTTGGTAGAATATGGACAATTAACAACTGGCAATGTTGGAAGTGCTTCTGGAGAACCAGGACTTGGTACTTATAGTGCTTATATTGCTGGTTCTAGAGTTCATTTAGATTTACATCCTACAGTTTCCACTGCAAGCACATATGTTGCTAATACTATTCACGTTGATTTTGGAAATGCTTCATCTGCTGGTATTGGTACTACTTCATTAAATACATCTCAATTAGATTCTTGGTATACTTCAATATCTTCTAGTGGATCTCCTTCTGCTAATACTATAGCAAAATATGAAACTGAAACATTTAATGGAGCATATTATGTTGTATGTGTTGAAGATACTACTAATAGTCAATACCAAATATCTGAAGTAATTGTAGTAGATGATGGTACTACTTCTTATATAACAGAATATGCTATTAATCAAACAGATTCTAATTTAGGTGATTTCAATGCTTCTATATCAGGAGACTATACTAATTTGACATTTACTCCATTAGCTAGTGCTAATGTTCAGGTTAGGGTATTCCAAGCTGCTTTAAGATTAGTTGATGAGGCAAATGAGAATACTGAAATAGATTTAACTAATGCTACTATTGATACTGGATTTGGTGCTTATACTGCAACTGAAACAGATGTTAAGAGAGCATTTGAACTTAAGCATAGACAACTTCCAATCTTTAAGAGA